TGAAAACGATATTTTTTCTTTTAGTCCATAACGTAAAAATGGTGCCAGGGTTATAATTAGCAATTGCAATGTAATTCTCAAAATGTTTTGAATTTATCAACTCACCATATGAATGAAAGCGAAAAATTGACGCGTTAATAATTGGTAATTCGCGCGTTGTTAGATCACGTTGCGATAATACGATATTTTTTTCTAACGCGTCATGTAATGATGGTCGCATATTTTCAAATCTTGCGGCGTAGCATTTTTTACATACTGAATCAGTTTCGCGCATTTTAGTGCAAAATTCATTGTTTGTTGTACTGGTGTTAATTGACTGAATACCGGTCATTTTACCATTGCCATTTGTAACGTGAATTTGAAAGTGTTTCATGATTTTTATCCTTTTAGATTATAGAGTTATAGAGTGATAGAGTTACCATTTTTCAATAATATCAGTTATTTTTTTTCTGAACGCTACATAATTATCATATTTATAAACTTTATTATTATCATAATGATTGATAATGTAAAAAGCGTTATCTTCACAATGGTAACAAAATGATATTTTCATATCATTTAACAATTTGTTACTCATTACGTATTTAAATTTAACACCTTGCATTAAATGCTTTTTATTAATTCTAATTTTCATGATTTTATCCTTTTAGATTATAGACTTATACAGTTTAGCGTGGTATTTATAAAAAGCTTGATTGTGAAATTATCCTGAAAGGCTTATCTAAATGAGAATGATTCTCATCACCAACCTATTAAACCGACTTCAAAATCTAAAACCACGGTTAAAGTATAAAAGCAATACTAAAACATGTCAACAAAATAATGACAAAAGATAAAAAGATAAAAGGCTAAAAGGCTAAAGATTTCAATCACTTGCTAAATTTTAACCTGTGCATAACTTAACGGCAATGGTTGCGTTATAAGCTGTGCATAACTCTATAGATGAAAGTTATGCACAGCTTATAAGGGGTTTAGGTTTCATAAGCTGTGCATAACTCTTACCCTGTGCATAACTCTATAGATAAAAGTTATGCACAGCTTGTAACAGGTTTAGGTTATATAAGCTGTGCATAACTCTTACCCTGTGCATAACTTTACCTGATGCTGTGATGCTGTGATGCTGTGATGCTGTGATGCTGTGATGCTGTGATGCTGTGATGCTGTGATGCTGTGATGCTGTGATGCTGTGCATAACTCTATAGCTTACCCTGTGCATAACTTTGTAAACCTTTGATTCTATTAGGCTTTTTCCGTGTTAGGTATAGGGGTCAATTTTACCCTATCAGCCAATCGATGACCCCCACCCCCACTTTTTCTCAGCCTTCCGTGTCGCGCTCTATCTATCGATTTTCCTCACTCGCTGAATAAAAAACGCCATTTTCTAAAAATTTTTATAAAAATCCCTATAGGTTGTCAACTAAATATTAACAATAACTCGCTGAATAAAAAACGCCATTTTCTAAAAATTTTTATAAAAATCCCTATAGGTTGTCAACTAAATATTGACCCGCCCCCTGTGCATAACTTTTGCCACTTAAAAAATTTTATGTATAATTTTTTATGACATTCGTGTTAACATTTATTTAACTACTCCCCCACACTTAAAAACTATGGACACAAACATCCTAAATTTTATCTGGGAACCAAAACTCCCGCTTCCTGAATTGTGGAACAACGCTTGTTGTGATCCGTCATTTGTTGATGCAAACAAAATTCAAATCAACCCAACAAAACAAGATGAGAAAGAAGCTCGCGCGTTTGTCTTCCAAACACCCTCAGCTCCCTCTAAACCAACAACACCTGGCGCAGCGATTGCAGCAAGACGGCTTTTAGCACAATACGATTTTTCTATGGCTGACGAGTCAGCACGTCTGCGAACCTATGCCATCTCACGCCTGCTTGATTTAGCGGAGAGTGAGAAAGAAAGTGTTGCCCTCGGTGCAATTGAAAAGATTGGTAAGATTGCTGAAGTTGGGCTGTTTGAAACTAAAATCAGTATCGATATTGGTAATAAAACAACTGATGAGCTTGAAAAAGACTTGCAAGGTCTTATGAACAAATACATGAGTTCGCTTAATGTCATCAACGCCTAGTCCTATTCCAGCTGAAGTTCTCAATCAGATGAGTGAGACGGATCGAATCCGTGCGCTTGAACTGTTGACTGAACTTGACCATCGCAATACGAGAGCCGCTGCTCAAAAAGACTTTATTAAATTTGTAGAAAGAATGTGGCCAGAGTTTATTCCAGGTCGACACCATGCCAAAATGGCAAGAGCCTTTGAGAAAATTGCACAAGGTAAATTAAAAAGACTTATTATCAATATGCCACCTAGGCACACCAAGTCTGAATTTGCGTCATATTTACTACCAGCATGGTTTTTAGGGTTGTACCCAAATAAACAAATCATGCAAATCTCCCACACTGCCGATATGGCTGAAGGGTTTGGACGTAAAGTAAGAAACTTGGTTGACTCAGATAATTACCACACTATCTTTCCAGACACTCGCCTGCGTAGAGACTCTACCGCCGCGGCTAGATGGAATACGGATAAGAACGGCACGTATATTGCTATGGGTGTTGGCGGTGCTGTTGCCGGTAAAGGTGCGGATATCTGTATAAAAGCTGGGTCGTTTATTTTAACAAAAACGGGTTATAAAAAAATAGAAAACGTAACCATTGTTGATGAAGTGTATGGTAATACGGGTTTTGTAAAAATACTTGCAACAATGAACTCAAACCAAGATTATCAAATAACAATTAATGATTTGTATGAGATGACGCTTAATCATCCTGTATGGACTAAAAACAGAGGTTGGGTAGATGCTGGTAATTTAAAAATAGGAGACGTATTGACGACAATACCTTTTTGGTTTAAAATAAAATTGTCTATTAACACAACGAGGATAATTTTATGGCAAAAGGTAAAACAGGCGATACAGCTAAAAAAGAATACAACATCTGGGCAATGATGCGTCAACGGTGTTATAACTCAAACGCTCAAAATTACAATACGTATGGTGCAAAAGGCGTTACGGTATGTGAAGAATGGAAATCGTTCAAATCATTTTTTGCTGATATGGGTGAATGTCCAGAAAATCATACATTAGACAGGATTGACACTTTTGGTAATTATGAACCGTCAAACTGCAAATGGTCTAATGTAGAAGAACAGCAGAATAATAAACGTAACACCGTACGTATAACCGCTTTTGGTGAAACAAAAGGCATTGCTCAATGGTCAAGATCAACTGGTTTATCACGGGATATGATTTATCATCGTATATATGTGATGGGTATGTCGCCAGAAGAAGCTATGCAAACTGCTAAAATGAGCCATAATCAATGCCAAGTTAATCAATTTACGCTTGATGGTGAGTTAATTGCTACCTATGAGTCATTAGCAGATGTTGGTAAAAAGTTAAATATTGATAAACGAAAAATTCATCCGGCATTAACGGGCAAGTCTAAAACAGCTATGGGATACATTTGGAAATATGTTAACGAGATTAAAGAAATTCTTTAGTCGTGAAATTGTAATTACGTCTGTAGAAAAAACATATGCTCCGCAGACGTTTTACAATCTTCATGTTGAAGGTGATAACACTTATTATGTGACGTCACCGTCAACTGTTGACAATCCTATATTGGTTCATAATTGTATCATCGATGACCCAATTTCAGAACAAGAAGGGAAAAGTAATAATCCTGAACCGTTTAATGCAGTTTACGACTATTACATGACAGGTCCTCGTCAACGTCTTCAACCCGGTGGGGCTATAGTCATCGTTATGACACGATGGAATAAACGGGATCTTACAGGAAGACTTGTTGAAAACATGATTAGCTCCCCTGACGGTGATCAATGGGAGGTTATCGAGTTTCCGGCTGTACTTCCGTCTGGTAAACCCTTATGGCCTGAATTCTGGCCACTTGAAGAGTTAGAAAAAACACGCTTATCTGTTGACGTACGTTTTTGGAATGCTCAGTATTTGCAAAATCCAACGTCTGAAGAAGGAGCAATAATCAAAAGGGATTGGTGGAAACGCTGGGACAATGATAGACCTCCAGAAATGGACTACCTGCTAATGTCGTGGGATACCGCGTTTGAAAAACACAACCGAGCAGATTTTTCTGCGTTAACTGTATGGGGTGTGTTTGAAGCAGATAATGATGATGGTACACGTCAACCTAATATCATGTTACTTGATGCAGTGAAAAAGCGCGTAGAGTTTCCAGAGCTTAAAGAGTGGGTTAAAGAAGCTTATGATGAGTGGGCACCAGATACAATGATAGTTGAAAAACGCGCATCGGGTATGTCGCTAATACAAGAGCTTAGAAGAATGGGTATACCTGTTCATGAATTTACCCCTGCTCGCGGTAACGATAAGATTTCACGACTTCATAGTATCGCAGATATTTTTTCGTCTGGCTTTGTCTGGGCACCCAATTATCGCTGGGCAGATGAGCTTGTTGATGACGTTGCCGCGTTCCCTTCGGGTATGCATGACGACTTGGTAGATACAGTAAGTCAGGCGCTAATCTTCTTTCGTAATGGTAACTTCGTGCGTACAATACTCGATGAGCCTGAAGAAGAAAAATTCTATCGACGCAAACGCGAGTATTATTGATTATCACTTACTACGAGACTATTAAATGAGTATAGATAAAAGTTTATATCAAGCACCTATGGGGCTTGATTCCCTACTTGGAGCAATGTCAGATGAACCGCCAGATATTGAGATTGAAATTGATGATCCTGATGCACTGCATATCGCTATGGGCGGACTTGAAATTGACTTCAACCCTAAAGGGGAAACAGATGAAGACTTTGACGAGAATTTAGCTGAACTCTTAGATGATGGTGAGCTGTCGTCTATAGCGTCAGAGTTGTTATCAGATTTTGATGACGATGTGAGTGCACGCCGTGATTGGATAACCACTTATACTGACGGCTTAGAGCTTCTTGGTATGAAGATTGAAGAGCGCACTGAACCTTGGGATGGTGCGTGTGGCGTACATCATCCACTACTCAGTGAAGCACTGGTTAAGTTTCAAGCTGAGACAATGATGGCGACTTTTCCATCAGCTGGTCCTGTAAAAACTACGATTATTGGTAAAGAAACACAAAGTAAAAAAGACTCAGCTGCTCGTGTACAAGATGATATGAACTATCAGTTGCTTGATAGAATGACTGAGTATAGACCTGAGCATGAGCGTATGCTTTGGGGTCTTGGGTTATCTGGTAATGCGTTTAAAAAAGTCTACTTTGACCCAAGACTTAATCGTCAAGTGTCTGTGTTTGTCCCCGCTGAAGATATGGTTGTACCTTATGGTGCGTCTAACTTAGAAACGGCTGAACGCGTAACCCATGTTATGCGTAAAACTGAAAATGAAATGCGTAGACTTCAAGTTGCAGGGTTTTATCGTGATATTGATTTAGGTGAGCCTGATGGGCAACTTGATGATGTTGAGAAAAAAATTGCTGAGAAAATGGGTTTTCGCGCAACATCAGATGATCGTTATAAAATTCTTGAAATGCACGTTGATTTGGACTTACCTGGATTTGAAGACACAGATGAGGACGGTGAAGAAACAGGCATTGCACTGCCTTATGTAGTAACGATTGAAAAAGGTACTCAAGAAATATTATCTATTAGACGTAACTGGGAACCTGATGATGAAACCTACACCAAGCGACAACATTTTGTTCATTATGGGTATGTCCCTGGGTTTGGCTTTTATTGCTTTGGCCTTATTCATCTTATTGGCGCATTTGCTAAGTCCGGTACTTCTCTTATTAGACAATTGGTTGATGCAGGCACGCTAAGTAATTTACCTGGTGGTTTTAAATCTCGCGGTATGCGCATTAAAGGTGATGACACGCCTATCTCCCCTGGGGAGTGGCGCGACGTTGATGTACCTAGTGGTACGATTCGAGATAACTTAATTCCGCTACCTTATAAAGAGCCGTCACAAACTTTGATGGCGCTCTTAAATCAGATAGTAGAAGAAGGTAGACGTTTTGCTAACGCAGCGGATCTACAAGTTTCTGATATGTCAGGTCAAGCACCTGTAGGAACAACACTTGCTATTTTAGAGCGCACGCTTAAGGTGATTACTGCCGTGCAAGCTCGTGTGCATTATTCAATGAAGCAAGAATTAGGTCTTCTTAAGAAGATTATTGCTGCTTACGCACCAGAGGACTATGAGTATGAGCCTGAAGAAGGAAGTCGAAAAGCCAAAAAGTCTGATTACGAGACCACAGAAGTTATCCCTGTATCTGACCCTAATGCATCTACGATGGCTCAGAAAATCGTACAGTACCAAGCGGTACTTCAACTTGCGCAAGGGGCACCTCAACTTTACAACTTGCCCGTTCTTCACCGCCAGATGCTTGACGCTTTGGGGATTAAGGATGCGCAAAAGTTGGTTCCATTAGAAGAAGATAAGTTTCCTGTTGACCCAGTGTCTGAGAACCAAAATATCCTTAGACTTAAACCCGTTAAAGCGTTTCTTAACCAAGACCATAATGCCCATATCGCTGTTCACATGGCGATGATGCAAGACCCTAAAATTATGGGTACGTTGCAAGGTAATCCGTTGCTTCCACAGATTCAAGCAACCGTAATGGCTCACGTAGCCGAGCATTTAGGGTTCCAATATAGAAAAGACGTTGAAGTGCAACTTGGTATGCAAATGCCGCCACAAGAGGATGATGAGGGTGAGGATATGAAGCAAGACCCTGAAGTAGAAGCGGCTCTAGCTCCACTACTCGCGCAAGCGGCTACACAGTTACTACAGCAGAACCAAGCAGGGGCAGCGCAACAGAAAGCACAGCAACAAGCTCAAGATCCGCTTATTCAAATGCAGATGCAAGAACTTCAGCTTAAAGCGCAAGAGCAACAACGCAAAGCGCAAAAAGATCAAACTGATGCACAGTTGAAAATGCAACAACTACAGGTTGAGCGTGAACGTATAGCGTCTCAAGCGGCTATGGCGGATAAGAGTGCGCAAATTGATGTTCTTAAAAATGCAGCGCAGTTGGGTGTTAAACAACAACTTGATGCTGGTAAGCAAACTATTGAGAACAAGCGACTTCAAGTAGAAGCACTTAAAAACGCTGCTGATATGACAATGAAGAAAGAAGATCAGCAACGTAAAACGCAGGTGCAAGCTTTAAAAGATGCGGCTCAAATGACTGCTAAAAAGACTGAAACTGAAATGAACTTAGCACATCAGGCGTATCAAGGGATGCTTGAGCGCGAACGCGCACAGGCAGAAAAAGCAGAAGACATGGCTCATCAAGCCTATCAGAATTCGCTTGAGCGAGAACATAAACAACATCATAAAATACTTGATGTGGCGCATCAAGGCCATCAAGCTGAGATAAACAGAATCCATCAGAAAGAGCAGGCTGAGAAACAACCTAAACAGCCCGTAAAGAAACCTAAGAAAGGTGAAGAATAATGGACGCATTTGATGTAGTGCTTAAGCACATTGATGAGAAAGTCATGCAATTAAAAGATGCAGTATGTTCTGAGCGCATTGACTCAATGGAAACGTATAAACAACTATGCGGTGAAATTCGTGGGCTTCAAACAGCTCGCGGGTACGTCCTAGATATGAAGGACAAGTTAGAAGACTAGGTAACACGGCCACCCCTCATGTGGTTTATGGCGGGGTGGTTCTTTAAAGCTTGGGAGAGGAGCTTAAAACCTTGATGACAGCTTGGAAAGACAAGCACTATCAAGCATAGTAACTGAGGGAGGTCGCCCGTTGAGTTAATTCTTGAGTGTGGGTTCAAATCCCACCAGTTATTATGACTTGATAGTACGCGCACAGCGCACCAGTAATGGCCTGACGCTCGGAAATAGGAGACTTGGGAACGCTTGAAAGTACAGCGACGAATACCGAGATTATTATCATGACAGCACGGAAAGACGGCATATTTTACTCCCACAAACAGGAAACAAAATGTCCAAGATTTTAATTGGGTCAAACCCCAAGAATCCACAAGTTGTTGGTAGCTACGAAACAGAAGCTACTAATGAAGAAAAAGCAACGCAACTCCCCATACCATCAGGATACAGAATCCTGTGTGCAATTCCAGAAGCAGATAAAGAATATGAAAGCGGTATCGCAAAGGCTGACGTGACACTGCGCAATGAAGAAGTATTAACGACAGTATTGTTTGTAGTTGCAATAGGCCCAGAAGCTTATAAAGATACACACAAATTTCCTAGCGGCCCTTGGTGTAAAGAAGGCGACTTTATCTTAGTTCGCCCTAACTCAGGCTCACG